GTCGGCTACGGACGTTCTCGGCCGTATGGAGGAAATGGGAAAGTATGACGAGATCATTCGTATCGCCGCCTTGGATGAGAACGACCGTTCTTTTTGTGAGGAGGTACATACGACAGAGTATTATCACGAATTGCGTGAGGAAACGGATGATTCCATTTGGTGTGCCGAGTATATGCAAGATCCAATCGAGGCAATCGGGTTGTTGTTCCCGAAATCGGAGCTTAACCGATTTAAATTGGCTGATATTGAGGGCAAGCAACAGGACGGTGTTATTGGAGCTACCGATGTGGCCGATGAGGGAGACGATGATTTCTGTGCGCCGATTGCCAAAGTATTCGGTACGAAGTATTTCATTACCGATGTTTTGTTTACGAAGGATAATGTAGAGATTACCGAACCGAAGCTGGTTTCCTTGATCCTTGATACCCGTTGCGACAATATGCGTATCGAGAGTAACAACGGTGGTCGTTTGTTCGCCCTCAATGTCCGTAAGGCTGTAAAGGCAAAGAATGAAAAATGTATCATTCAGGCGAAACCGACAACAGCCAATAAGGATACACGTATCTTGTTGAAGTCTGGTTGGATCAAGAAGCATTGTTATTTCTTGGAAGAAAGCGAGTATAAGAAAGGTTCGGACTACGACCGTTTTATGAAAGCGCTTACCGGTTACAAGAAAGAGGGAGGCAATAAGCATGACGACGCACCTGACGGAATGACGATCCTTGCCGAGAATGTAGAGTTTATTGGGTTGTGCAAGGCTAACTCTGTACGTCGGGTAGCAAGAGGACGATAATTGGCAAAATGAAAGTGTTTTTCTGATATTTGTGACACGTGTTAGATAAAATCCCGATATTTTTCTGCCACATACTTGCGTTTTGATATGTGTTCTTGGTTTTTACATTTCAAAGTGAACTTGTCTAGACTGGTCGTATTGACAGCGAAAAACTATTTGCTTTTATATTTTAGCATAAAACAATTATGCCAAGTATAAGCGAAATTCTTGCGAATGAAGATTTTGGGCAGGTAGTCAGTACGTTATGTGTCGATACGATTGAATACCGGGAACCAAGAGAATATTACAGAGAATACCACGGTGAGCGCCGGCGACGTAAAACTTCTGTTGGCTGGCGTGAGCCTAAGCGTTTAGAAGTCTATTCGGATACTTTGGTGGATAAAAATGGTGAACCAGTACGCCTTCCTGATAAGATCGTAGATGTGGCCCGTATCGTAACCAACTTTCCGAAGAAGGAGGTGCGTACCTCTGTCGCTTTCCTGTTCGGCGGGCAAATGACGATTACCGGAGCTGATCAAAACGATGGCTTTCAAGAGTTCAAGCGTGTATGGGAACGCCGGTTGAAGATGCAATCCGTCTTGAAGTCATTCGCTCGCAAGGTGCTTTCTGAAAGTAAGGCTGCTCTTGTGTTCTATCCGTATACCTCCAAAGGATTAGACGGCAAATTGATTACGGAGTTAAAAGTAAAAACACTTTCTGTTCCCCGTAATGAAAATACTTTCTCTGAATTTTATCCCCATTTCGACGATAACGATGATATGGATGCCTTTATCCATCGTTACCAAGTGAACTCTAATGGTATGATCCGGAACAGCTGCACGATTTGGATGGCGGATAAGATTATTACGGCTATCGATGAAATGGGTGGCTGGGTGATAAAAGAGGTTCCCAATCTATTTGGGAAAATTCCGGTTGTGTATGCCGATGTATTCCAACCTGAATGGGATGAAGTAGCGTTTCTGATGGATGCTCGTGAAATGCGTATTTCTCGCATGGTGGATACAAATGATTACTATGGTGATCCGATGTTGAAGACATTCGATGTGGCTGACCTGCCGACTAAAGACACTGTCGGCAAAGAATTGTCTTTTACGTCTAAAGTACATCCGGAAACGCAACAATTGTATCATGGCGATGCGGAATACCTTACTTGGAACGGCTCTCAACCATCTGTGGATAAAGAGTTGGAAGAAACCAAATGCGAGCTGTTTTCCGGTACATCCACGCCTGATCTTTCTTTTGATAACTTGAAAGGCATTGGTAACCTGTCCGGTGTTGCCCGTAAATTCATGCTGATGGATGCCACTATCAAGGCGAGTGAGAACATGGAAACATTCGGTCCGGTCGTACAACGTTGTGTGTCGGTCGTGTTGGCCGGGATATGCAATATTACCAACATCAAGTATCGTTCTCAATTGGTGAACAACCTGATCGATGTGGAATTTGGTTCCATTTTGCCGGAAGATCTGTCCGAGACGTTGCAAACTCTGTCCCTTGCCAATGGAGGTAAACCGATCAACGCTCAGCGCACGGTTACGGCTCATTCTCCGCTAACAGAAGACTTGGACGAAGAAATGAAGCTGATGGAGGAAGAGGAAGATACAGCAGCGCAACGCAATAATATGATCGGCTTAACAATGGGATATGGAGAATGAAAGAACTATCATTTCATGAGCGACAATTCCTGCAATGTCTGTTCCGGCAACAAGGTAGCATAAAGTATTCGTTTGACGAGTTTGTCCGTAGGGTAGGACCTCTTCTGGCTAAATGGTCGGATCATGGCGGTGACCGTGTATGGATAGGCAACGCTACCATAGAGAAGCAAATCGAACGTCTGTTGGATGACCTGCATACGCAGCTCGTAAGCAATATATCCAATACGGTTACCGATGTCTGGAATTTAGGCAATAGGAAAGCGGATGAACTGGTAACAGGTTATATCAAGGATATGGCCATATCCAGTACGTTGAAGGATAAGATGTTTTCCAGAAGTGCAGATGCGCTGAATACCCTGTTGAAACGTAAGGATGAATTTGGTAAAACCATATCCTCCCGTGTCTGGGATATAACGGACGGAGCTATGGATAATCTGGAACATTATCTTTCTTCGGGTTTGTCCTCTGGTCGTCCGGCAGCGTTGATCAGCCAAGATATACGGCAATTACTAAACGAACCCAACCGTCGTTTCCGCCGTGTAAGGGACGCGAATGGCAAATTGGTCCCATCCCAGCCGATGAAAGATTATCATCCGGGGCAGGGTGTTTATCGCTCGTCTTATAAAAATGCTCTTCGCTTGGCTGCGACGGAAACAAATAAAGCGTTTCGTACTGCCGACTACGAGCGTTGGCAGAATATGGACTTCGTGACCGGTATAGAGGTGGAACGTTCACCATCGAATCATGGCCTGTGTCCTGTGTGTGATGCAAAGGCGGGGCAATATTCGAAAGATTTCAAGTTTACAGGATGGCATCCGTTTTGTATTTGTATATCTACGCCGATTATGATGGATCATGAGGAGTTCGCGGAATGGTTGCTTAGTGATAGAAAAGTAGAAAAAGATAGTATTTCAATTCAATATTCAAAAGATAGGGCAAAAGAACTACAAAATTGGGCTAAGCAGTCTTTGTTAAATAGCTCATTCTCTCATAAAGATTTTCCGATACAAGTTAAAATGACAGGAAAGTCTATTAAAGAGTTCTTGAATCAGCCTCATAAGTTCAAGAAAGAGAAAAACGAATTGATTAAAAATATAGGAGCGGTATTCGCCGGTTCGGATTACAAGGGGTATACCGAATACCACAAGGATAATCCTATGATCAAATATTCTCATGTCTTTGAAATTGACTTGAAAGGTGAGAAAAGTTGGATTATTGTAAGAGAAGATATAACAGGAAAAGCGGTCCTTTATAGTATATCGGATAGTGATAAGGTTTTGACTGGTATAAAAAAGAAGTAGCCCGATAGACCATCACACGTGGAACTACAATCCACGGCTGAATCTATCAGACTACTCTTTTTGCAAAAATATAAATAATCTCCTAATTGTCTAACGATTTAGGAATTTTAATCGTCAAAGTCAAGAATAAGCTGTTTCCCGTTAGCCTTCCATTGCTCAAATGAGTAGTCCACGGTCATATTCATTTGTTTTGTGGCTTTGGCTAGCTTATTTTTGGCTTCATGGAATTCTTTCTTCAAGATCTGAATACGTGCCCAATCCTCAGCCTGTCGTTTCTGTTTCTGGTTGACGAAGCTGGCGTAAGAGGAGAAATGATCATATAATACATCGTAGCACTGCATTTTGTACTTAATGACTGAGGGTCTTGCTTCTTCATCAACACGGTTTGTGTCGATTGAAAATAACCAACCAAAGACATATCGAAGGGGAATACAATACATCTCACGTTCTTTCCCGTCTGCTGCAACCGAGGTCATGATGACCCCGGTTGAATTTAATATTTCATCACGATCAATTCTATTACGTTGAGCTTTGGCATCTATGCCGAGAGCATCACAAATAGGTTTGATAGGAACTAGTTGTCTTGGATCATTACTTGCCATGATAGCCACATTGTTTACTTTTGCAATTTCTTTTGCGTTAAATGATGAATTTTTCATATTTCCGAAGAAAGGCGAGGGCAAAGGGGATTCTGTAGTAAAGTGGCAGTTTACAGAATACACCCGATGCCCTCTAAATTTCCTACTGACGTAACTGCCACGTAACGTCTTTCTGAGATAATATATAAATCAGAAAAACTTTTTCCTGTGGCAGTTGATGACACCTTCTATACTTTCGCTCTTTGCATTTGTAATTTTGCACTTAGCTTCTCTGCTTCCTTTTGCATATTTTCGGAAGCATGTTTGATGTAGTATAGCATTCCTTCGGTTCTTCCTATCTCTCGACCGGTATTGAATGCGGCTTGCAGTTCTGGAGTGGAGTACTTTCCCATTTCGGAGGGTTGGGCCGTTCTTTTGCCGTTACTATTGTTGGCGGTATTAGAATTGTTGGAATTGATAAGCATAATCAAGTTCAATAAAAAAGGCATTCGTGCCTTTCCTGCTGCTTATCACATTCCAACGGATGCTGTGGTTCCATTACAGTTCCACACAGGGGTACACGAATACCTAATATCGTTATACAATAATGTACGGGCATAAAAAATGCTCGGCATTGTCAATACGAGCGAATCCTACCCGCATCCGTTAGTTAAATATGATAAGCACTACAAAGATGAGTACTAATTCTGAATCCCACAAGAAAAAATAGAAATACCTTTGCGTTTTCATCTTGTTGTGCTATTTTTGCGTTATGTGGAAAGAGAAATTAGGAAACTATTTGATTGATGTCTCGAAATATATCTTTACAGGTGTAGTGGTAGCGTCTTTATTCAAGGATATGGAAGATAATAAGTGGCTGATTTATGGCCTAGGCTTTACGTCTTCTATTTTAGCCTTAATAGCAGGATTGGTATTAACGAATAAGAAAAAGGAGGATAAGTAATGGGAGCTATAATTGGATTCGCCGTGATAGGCATACCTTGTGCCGCATTTTTGATCTATTGCCTTACGCCTTCTGGCAAACAATGGCTTAGATCCAATCACATGATTTGACAAGATAGATTCTTATAGGAATAATTGAAATGAAGCCTGCCGGTTGTCCGGTGGGCTTTTTTTATACCCGGAATTTTCTTTCTCTCCCTTATATTTTAAACAGAAAACTCTTATGACAATTTTAGATTTAATCAAAGCGGCATGTAAGACAAAAGGCGTGCCGGAGAAGTATGCGGAACGTATTCAAAAGACGTTCAAGATTGAGAAAGCCGAGGGGATGGAGGCTTTCGTGGACCTGTTCAAGGATAATATTCTTCCGGCAATCCAAGAAGCGGAGAATGAAGCTAAGACTACGGCTGAAACGGCCGCTGTCGCCGCTTATGAAGCCAAGCATGGGTTGAAGGATGGTAAACCGGTAGAAGATCCGGATAAGAACAAGAAAACGGAAGAAGAGCTGTTGAAGGATCTTAGCCCGGAACTGAAAGCTTATCTGGAAAGTATGAGGAAGAGCGTCGATGATATGGCTAAGAAGGTGGGCGATTCCATTACCAACTCGGCAAACGAGGCTAAGAAAGAAACAGTCCGTAAGCAGTTGAAGGATGCCGGTCTTCCGGATAACTGGCTGGGACGTGTGGACTTGGCTTCGGAAACCTCTATCGAGGATCAAATCAAGGCGCTTTCCGAAGAGTTTACCGGAATCCAGCAAAAGGCGATCGATGATGCCGTGGCCCGTGGTGATTACGCTCCCGGTTCCGTGAATCTTCCGGAGCGTTCCGAGGCGGATTGGGCGAAGCTGATGGATCAGGATGCCGACAAGAGTGCGAATAATCCCGGTGTGGTGAACCTGGGTATTGAATAATCCAAGAAAAGTGTAACGTTATGTACAGAAAAAGAGAAAGAGAATTCCAGTATCCTCCCGGAATTGAAAAGATTATTGAGGATGTGATCGGCGGTGGGACGATTGACCGCCGGGATTTGCGGAACGCTTTGTTCAATGGCAAGTCGTTGGACGAGCTTCCTCCGATCGTGATCGTGGTGAAAGATCCGGAAACGGGATTGTATCATGTGTTGAAAACAGCGTTGGTTTCAGAAGCGGCCGC